ATTCGTTCAGTCAAGAAAAGAAAAACTTATTCTACCCCAAAAAGAAGAAATAAAATCTGAAAATAAAGAAATTTCACTCGTTACAGAATAAAATATACTCTACTATATAATAAAGATGAAAATCGTTGATATTGGAATAATTCTATTAATATTAGTTATCATTTTTTTTATGAATAAATCACAATTACACAGAGATAATCATATGATACAGAATACTCATATAGAATATAATGAACCGAATTTTGTTAAACCAGAACATAAATTATACTATTTATTACACAAAATTTCAAATGGTGATAAAATAAATCTTGAAGGTGAATGTGAAATTAATTTATATACACAATATACTCTTCCAGCCCAATTAAAAACTAAAATAACAAATTTAGTTAATCATATTTTTGAGAAATTATATATGATATCATCTACATTATATTATGTTCAAGATGTAAATAATGTTTATGAACAAATTGATTCTTATGGAAATAAGCGATATATTACGGATCTAACACTTCACGCAATGAAAGGTTATTATTCTGTGAAATTGATTATTGATATTGTTCTCTATAATAATGAAGTTTATGTAAATTATATTCACGTAAATACATCTTCATATAATAATATTATTAATCGGTATGACAGAGTTACCTCAACTAACCAAGGTGTACTAGATTATGTTGATACATTTAATGATAATGTTCGTAATTTATTAGATGATCATTATTCAGGCAATTATAAGATTATAGGCATTTCACCAACTTCTAAAGATAGTGATTATTCTATTGAGAATGTTTTATCACTCAATAGTCTACTAAAATTATATTTACCATCTACAACATCTTCATCTACATCTGAAGAATTACAAAAAAAAGGATTAAATAGTTATCTTGAAATGTATTTCCCTCCTGAAATAAATACTATACAATCCCCCTCTTTCTGTAATAAATACAAAAATAATTGGAATACTTTAAGTACTAAATTAGATGATATTCATATAAATGATACAACGTGTCTTGCTAATTTACAACAAACTACAACCGAATATAATCAACCGTGGCAAGGTCCGGGTCTATTTTTTGATAGAAGTTCTCATATGAATTAAAATAATAAATCATATAATTTCCTGTATTTTTTTCTTAATTCTTTATTGAATTTTTCTGATAAATTCACTATTGGGTACTCAAATAATGAACCAATCATTATATTTGCCAAATAATTTTTATTCTGATAAAATGATAATATTTCTGTCTCTTTTATATCTGATTTTAATGAATCAGGTGTAATTATTATAAATATATCGTGTGATATTAATTTCGAATATAATGATGATATTAATACAAATGCTTTCTTTGTTATATATGATATAATAAATAAATCAGGTACCGTTATCTCGTGATTTTCTTTATTTATATCCTCAATTATATCACCTATTTCATCATATTTATTTCCTAAATATTTCTCATATAATTCTTTCACAGTTAATTCAGATTCACCTAATATCCATTCTTTCTTATCATTCTTATGTATACATTCACTCATTTCATATAATAATTTTTCTTTTGTTCTTTTATCAAACTCTTCATTCATAGAATATAATACAATATCTATATTTGTTATATCTAATAACTGATGTTTGATTAATACTGATTTATTATGTATAACCTCTCCAACTATTTTTGGATATTTCTTATCAAATGATACCGGTTTAAATTTATTTCGTTTACCATATATTTTTGATAATGATCTTGATGATATTTGTTCATCATATAAATTATACGGATTAACATATTCACTCTTACTATTAAAATAATCTAAATATTCTTCATCTAAATATTGTTCATATGAAAATAATAATTCATTCCGATTTAATGTTTCACTTAATCTTGTTATATCTGTTTCTATTTTTATGAATCGATCATAATCATTCTCACTATAGTTTATCAATAATACTACAAAATATTTTAAGATTACCTCTATACTTTTAATTTCATTATTTAATTCACTATAATATAATATTCTATCATCCTCTACTAATGGACACCCATAAACGAATTCTTTTTCTGTAATTTTAATTATATTTTTCGCTAATTCTTCTATCATCGGATATATTTCTAACTTTTTATGTATATCTAATTTTATATTGTGATTTTTTATCTCTGATATATTTTCTTTTAATACGTTGTTATTTATAATTGCTATATATAATTTACGATATAATTGATTAATGAAATTCTTTTCATATGTATCTTTTTGAATATAAATTTTTCGATCATCATTTGTTTCTGAAGATAATATTAATGACTTATCACAATCATATAAACTATTTAATGATATTATATCCATATGTTTTTTTCTCATATATTCTTCTTTCTGAATCGGTATATATGATACATTATTTACTATTATTTCTATTACCCATATCTGATAATAATTCTCTCCATTACGTTTAATCCATTCTCCCCTAGTAGATATACCGGTTTTATCTCCTAAAAATTTATTATATTTTTGTTCATCTATTTCTGTATCTAATATCTCTAATATTTCTATTACATCATTATATATTGGATAATTCTTATCAAGAATTCTGTTACCTATATATGTTTTCTTATAACCTACTAATTTTTCCAATGATGTCGGCTTAACTGGTATAAAAACATTCTTATCGGTTTCTATATATCTTATTTTATAATAATCATCGTATATTAACGATATAATTTCTTTATTTTTATGTTTCATAATTTCTATACATTCAATAGCATTTACTATATTTTTAACACTTTCATTCTTTTTAACATTCTTTTCCAATATGAATTCTTTTATTATATTCATTATATTTATTCTTTTTTCAGGTAATTTCTCAACACTTTCATTTATAAATGAATAATCTCTATCGGTATATCTAAAAAATATTGGTTCATATATTGATCCCTTTTTAAAAAATAATAAACATTCATCAAAATCTATATTTAGATCTCCATCAGGTATACTAATTTTGATTTTATCAATTATTTCTTCAAATATAAATATACCTAAATTTTTATCTTTTTTTTTATTTTTCTTATTTCTTAGATAAAATGTTTTTGAATCTTTCATCTTTGAAATCGATATCAATAATGATACTAATAATGTATCACTTATTACAAATTTATCATCTCTAAGATATCTCTCTAAATTTAATACAGATGAATATTCATTATAATAATGTAATACCATTCGAGAATAATTTTTAGGACCATTTAAAAATCTTTTTTTATCACCACCTTTTAAATATTTATCATAATGTGATCTTTTTAATTTCTTATCTTTTACAAATTTTAAAAATCCAGGTATATCTTCATCTAAAATTTTATATATATCTCCTTTAAATCTATTAATAAATGTACCATTACCTAATTCATAAATTAATGGATGATTTTTTACATCATAAATAATCTCTTGTATTAATTCATTTTGTGAAGATTCAGTAGCACTATTTTTTATAGATAATGCCAGTGATGTTATAAATGAACTATTAGTTTGTTTTATTCCTTTACGTATTAATCCAGTATTCCCACTATTTAAACTAGGTGAATCTTTTGGTAATCCAAAAAAATTCTTTATTATTTGAGATATATGACATTGCTGTCCTATATTACAGGGCACATAATTTGATATATATGACGATGATCTCTTTTTACGTATATCTTTTCTGAAAACTTCATAAACTTTATCAGATTCTTTTAATATTACTTTATATGGTTTTAATGGATTCTTTTTTGTGGGTTTTCCATCAGTTCCTAATTCTATAACTGTCCCTTCATACCATTCTTTTTTCCTATCTTTTTGTACATAGATTTCTACCTTATCTTTTTTTGATATTTTCTCTAAACGAGGCATATTACAACAGGGTAGTCCATAACCGTTCGGATGAAAATTATCTATTAATTCAATATTATAACGATTAATATCATCTCCCGCATTATTCCAATAATCTCCCTCATTTCTAATTAATATATATTTTTCACTATTCATTTTATCTTTCGCCTTTAAGTTTACCGATATACCATCTCCAGAACTGTAATCCATCCCAGCCACATTCTCTTTGAAACCTTCAATTAATAATGGATTTTTTGGTATTTCATTTTTAACATCCCAATATTTCGGACATATATAATATATATCTTCGCCATTAACCGGTTCTCTATTAGGAACTTTTATTGCTTTACTATATCCCAAACCTTCGCCGTGTTCTGGATCATTTTTTATCCTTTCTAATTCTGTTTCTGTAACTGCTACGGGTTGTCTTCCTAAATGAGCCCCACACGTTCTCGCATATGTATATTTCTGTTCACCACTTTTACTTGATTTATGAACTTTTCCCGTTTCAAAATCAAATAAATCATTATCATAACGTGGGTTCTTTGTCATACGATTCAAATAATAACTCCTTATATCAAAACCACCACCAACTATTCTTTTAGTGCCTCCACCAGAAGAACTATTTGAACTTTCTGAATCATCTAATAAATCCATACTAAATTCTTCTGATAATGAACTATCTCCTTCTGATTTCTCACTCATATCACTCAATTTTAAATTTTCTGAATTAGCTGAATTAGAATTATCAGATAATTCTGAAAAATCTGAATCTTCAGTCTGAGATTTTTTAGATTTATTAATTACTTCTTCTATTCCTTCATCTAATCCTTCTTGTAATTCACTCGATATCATTTCATTCTCAATACTACTCATAACATCTTCATAGATGACCTTCTCTTTTTTTTTCTTCTTATTATTTGAGAATATATTAAATATATCTTTGTTATTTTCTGTATATTCATAATATACACTCATTAATACATTAAAAAAATTATATATTCTTCTAAATTCATCATAATTACTACATTCGCCTATACTTATTCTTATATGAGAACTTTTAACTCCTTCTACTATAAAATCTATACCATTCTCAGTTTTAAAATTACCAGATTCTCTTGTTTCTAACCAATTATCATACTCATCAGATGCATCTTCTTCTATTATTCCAAAATATTCACTTATTAATGATATTATTATTTTTTTATCATCATATTCTTGTGCAAATTTTGATATAACTAACATTTTTGTATCTATACTATCATAATTATTTACACGCTTATATATCCCATAAATCCAATTTTCGTGTGATTTATTAAAACGTGTGTACACTGATAAATTACTAAAAACATATTCAAATGTTTCTTTACGATAATCTTTAATATCATAATATAAATGTCCCGATAATAATGTAATACCTTTATCTATTTCACCATATAATTCTTTTTTTAATGAAGGGATATTTCCCAATTCATAATTATGATATATCTTTTCATTATTAATTATCTCTTTTAGAAAATGATTCACAAAATTTATCTTCTCTGATATATACTCTCTGGTTAATATTTTTTCACCTGTTCTCTCAAATATACATCTTACCGATCCTGTTTCACTAAACATCATCGTAAAATAAGTATTATTCTTATCTATCACTTTATATGATAGTGTATTCTTAAAATTAAGATAATTCATAGATACATTTGGTACAGAAGTAACTATACCCTTTGTCCATCTCGTAAAACGATCTTCATTCATTAATTTATCATCGTCTTTCCTTACAGATATTTTATCTTTATTTATCTTATAATATGAATTGTATCTTTCATCTAAAAATAATTTTGAAAATACTATCTGATGATTTTTCATATCACATAAATGAAAATCTGTAAATAATTTTATAATATTTAAATTATATTCATTTAAATTATATTCATTTGCCTTATCATTATCATTACTTATCATTAATACAATTGGTTGAAAATCATCACTATATCTCATTTTATTTCCTAAATCTTGATTGAATAATCCAACAATCTCATCCTGTCTCTCTGTTAATTCTTTAACTTCTTTAAATCTCTTTAAATATTTAGATTCTTTAACAGAACGAATATCTTCTTTAGTTAAATCTTTCCAATATAACTGTAAATTTCCTATAAAAAATAATTTTGGATCTACTTTTAAAATATTTCTTATTTCATCATCATTTAATTCATTTTTTATCTTATGATATTTAAGATAATCATATATTGTACAATAATTTATCTCATTCTTTTTTATCACATTATGTATTATTGTATGATATAAACTCTCAAAACTACTAGATATTCGTGTTCCATCTTCATCTATATAATTCCTATTAAAGAATTCTTTTAATTTAAATGGATCCTTTAATGAAAAATCACATATAAACGATATTGGTATTATCTCATCATTACTATCTTGTAACCACGCAAAAATGTATTTATAATCTAATCCTTCTTTTATTGCTATTTTATTTAATAATTCTAATATTGTATCATCATTATAGATATTTATTTTTATTTCCTTTTTTATATGTCCATCATTCTTTATTATTGTATATGATGGCAATTTATTTAATTCTTTCTCTAAAAAAGATGACATTCTATATGATACACTTATATTAAAATAATAATAAAAATAATTTAATTAATCTTATTTAATACTTATCTAATAAAATTAAGTCTTGACTGAAAAATTAACTAAAATTCTTAAATAAACAAAGCCCAATCCTAAATTAAAGCCAATTTCACCTTCATTTTCATCCCCGATACATATTTCTTATTTAAGAACCAAATGCGAATGACATTACTGATATAATTTTATATCCATCTGTTACATATTTTTTCTTCTTCATATGGTATAATCACATTTCTAATAGTTTTTAATAATCTTATAAATATTACTAATTCAAATTTTCTTTTTTCATATAAGTTATATTTTTTTATTTCATTGGCGTGGATTCAATCTGTTGTCCACAATAATTCACCGGAAACTGACTATAATCTTGATAAGTATATATTCCTAAACTCTGTGCTTTCTGTAATAAGAATTTCATATTATCCCAAAATTTAGGTGTATGTCCCACTTCATCTGTCATTATATGTGCTAATTCGTGTATAGCAACAAAGTATATTGTATTATCTTCTATAAATGTATTGTCATTTACATTCCGTAAACACAATGCTAATTGTTCACCTTTATTTACCGAATATGCTGTATATGTTCCGCCAGGAGCATTTTCTGTTAAATTATCAGGATTAAAATAAGCCTTTAACTGATCTATTCCATCTTTTTCCCCCACTTTTAAACTCATAACTAAATTATTTAATGAATTACTTATATTAGCCAATTTATCTGATGCAGCCTGTTTGTCGGGTAATTTACGCACCAAATAACTCTTACCATTTACATTTGATTTTACTCTAGTATAATTCATATTTTTATAAACTGTATTAAAAATAATAGCAATTGCTATTATACCCAATAAAAGACTACTTAATTCTTTCATATTATAAAGGTAGATAAAATTTGATTTTTTATTTTCATTAGTATTTAAAATATACTCTAGTCATACTCATATAATGGATATACAAATATTAGATCTTCAATTTGATGATTTACCCAAACCAACAATGGAGAATGATGAAAAAGAGTTCTTAATAACTCTTTATGGAAAAACCAATGATAATAAAAAGGTTATATGTCACGTTCAGGGATTTAAACCTTTCTTTTATCTCAAGATTCCAAAATCATGGAGTGAAAATGTTCCTAATAAAATTTCAAATTTATTAGGTAGAAATAATAAATATTATTCTGATAATGATTATCATATTGAAAAGTTTATTAAACGTGGATATAATCACGATCCTAAAAAGGACTTCATTGACTCTGAAACTGTTAAAGTTGAGAATATTGATTTTTATGGATTTCAGTGTAATGATGATCTAACACCGAAAACATATCTATTTGCAAAGTTAGTATTCCAATCATATTCAGGTATGCAAAAATATGTAAATGCTATTAGAGAAGTATATAGTCATCTTAATCGTAAATTTATAGATGACACACTTTATCAAGTTGGCTCAGATCATAGAGAATGGTTTGAACTAGATAAGAATCCTCAATGTGATTCTAATCTTTATGAATCAAATATTCATCCAATTATTCGTTTCATTCACTTACAAAATATTAATCCTTGTGGATGGGTGAATATTAATAAATTTAAAAATGATCACAGTGAAAATCTTTTCCCAATCAGTGATTATGTTCTAAGAGCAACATATACCGATATAAATCCAATAGATAAATATGATATTCATCCTTTTAAAATAGCTTCTTTTGATATTGAATGTGATAGTTCTCACGGCGATTTTCCTGTCGCTAAGAAAGATTGTAAAAAACTCGCAATAGAACTTTTTGATCAAATTGATCAATCTGATATTGAAGAACTAGATGATCCCGATGATGACGATATAGAAAATGAAGAATTTAGTAAAAAGCTCTATAAACTTATTAAGCACGCTTTTAATGATAAACATCCTGGTATAAGTATCTTACATACCAGTCGTAAAGGTAAAAGAGTCACTCCACCCGAAAAAAGTATATGTCTGACTGCCGTAAAAATAGCCACAGATTTAGATATTCTTAAACTATTACTCAAAGATAAAGATAAAAACCGCGACAGAATCATAAATCTTATAAATGATATTCTGAATACTCATCTATTAGATCACGGTAATTTCAAAGTATTAGGAGATCCAATTATTCAAATTGGTACTGTCTTTCAAAATTACGGATCAAATAAACCAACTCGAAGAAATATAATTGTAATTGGTAATAAAGAAGATCTAACTGATGAAGATCTTAAAAATGATAGTGTACAAAAAGAAATTTGTGATGATATTCTTGATGTTCAAGATCCACCCATAGATATCATAAGATGTAAAAATGAAAAAGATCTTCTTATAAAATGGAAAGAACTTATGAAAACTGAAGACCCTGATTTTGTAACGGGCTATAATATCTTTGGCTTTGACTTCGGATATATTAGTGATCGAATCGATTTGCTATGTGATTGCTCTTGTACAAGTGGTCACACAAAAAGTTGTTCTTGGAAGAAATTTTATAATCTTGGAAATATAGATTCTTCTATTGAAAATTATAAAGATCATTATTCCAAAAAATGTTCTGATAAAAAACAAAATCTCAGTTCATCGGGATTAGGAGACAATAATCTCCGATATATAACGATGGATGGTCGTATTCTTTATGACTTACAAAAAGAAATACAAAAGAGTCATTTGTTAGATTCATATAAACTTGATGATGTAGCTTCTCATTTTATTAGAGGTAAAATAAAATTTATTGGATGTAAGAATAAAATAAAAACTTCTTACTTATATACAAACGAAATTGGTCGCTTAAAAGTTGGCGATTACATCTCTTTAAGAACTCATAGTAATATTGGCGAAAAACTATACAATAATGGTGAAAAATACTATATTAAAAGTATCATCGATCCTAATGATGATGATGATACATATTATTGTATTAATGTTAGTGGTTTAATCCACAGTTGGGATCAAAATAAAAAACAAAGAGGTATATTTAAAATAGAATGGTGTCTTAATAAAGATGATGTTTCCCCCAAAGATATTTTTGAAAAACATCAGAAGGGATCCGGTAAAGACAGAGCTTTAATCGCAAAATATTGTATTCAAGATTGTGAACTTTGTCTTAATCTTTCTCTAAGTCTAGAAATCATTACTAATGGTGTCTCAATGGCGAATGTATGTTATGTTCCTTTATCTTATATTTATCTTAGAGGACAAGGTGCCAAAGTATTCTCTATTGTAGCGAAAGAGTGTGAAAAACAAGGCGCTAAAATACCAACTTTAAAGAGATTATTTAAACCCTATGAATATACTAAGATCTTTGATGAACTCGGGAAATCTAGAGATAAAATGAAACAATATCTTATTGATGAAAAATATCAAAATAGATACAAAATAGAAAATGGTAAAGATTGGAAATCCGAAAAAGATAAAGACGAAAAACTATATGAAGAATATGATAATTATTTACAAGAAAAAAGAAATGGTCTAAATCCAGATTATATACAGAAACCCAGGAAATTACCATATGAAGATTTTGATATCGAAGATAAACTTGATGAAATAATCAATCCACCTCCTAGAGATGGTTATGAAGGAGCAATTGTTTTAGAACCAACACCCGGTATATATCTCGATGATCCTGTATCAGTTTTAGATTATGCTTCACTTTATCCAAGTTCTATTATAGAAAAGAACTTATCACACGAAACTCTAATTGAAGATCCCAAATATCTTAAAATGGTTGATTATGAAACGATTCAATACGATAACTATATGTTTATTGAAAAGGGCAAAAGTATCAAGAAAATCATTAATGAAGAACAACCTGTTACAACCTGTTATTTTAAAAAGAAAGAAAATGAAAAACAATTAGGTATTATTCCAACTGTTTTACAACATCTCCTCTCTCAACGAAAAAATGCCAAAAAGAAACTAAAACAAGAACCAGACGAATTTAAGAAAAAAGTATGGGATGGTCTTCAGTTAGCTTACAAAGTAACCGCTAATTCAGTTTATGGTCAAACGGGCGCTAGAACTAGTCCTATATTTAAGAATAAGATAGCCGCTTGTACTACTTCTGTCGGAAGATCTAGAATAGAAGATGCCTCTATTGGTGTTGTCAAATGGGCTGAACAAGAAGGTTTAGAAAAACCTGAAGTAGTATATGGTGATACAGATTCTGTATTCGTTAAATTCTCTAGAAGAAATAAACAAGGCGAACTCCTTGAAGGTACCGAAGCGTTAAAATGGTGCATTGAATGTGGTGATAAAGCCGGACAATGGATAACTGATAATATGATGCATCACCCTCAAGTATTAGAATATGAAAAAACATTTTATCCATTTATATTAGTCTCAAAAAAGAGATATATTGGCGATAAATATGAATTTAGTATTGATGACTGTAAACGTACTTCTATGGGTATCGTCCTTAAAAGAAGAGATAATGCTCCTATTGTAAAACACGTCTACGGCAATATGATTGAAAAGATTATGGTTGAACGTGATATAGAAGGTGCTAAATTATGGATCAAAGAAACACTTCAAAAAATTAAAAATGGTGAAATGAATCCTAATGAATTTTATATCACAAAATCATTAAGAGGATATTATAAAAATCCTCAACAAATTGCTCATAAAGTTCTTGCGGATCGAATTGGTCTTAGAGATCCCGGTAATAAACCAAAAGCTAATGATAGAATTGCTTATGCTTATATTAAAACTAAACCAAAATATACTACGGAAATTTATAAATCCGGAGCTAAAAAGGGTCAATATAAACAAGAAAAAATATTACAGGGTGACAGAATTGAAATCAGACAATATATCGATGAAAATAAGTGTGAATATGATTATGAATTTTATATCACAAATCAGATAAAAAATCCCGTAAAACAAGTATTAGAACTTCAATATGATCCATCTCAAAAAGAAGAACTTAAAAAACTCGATGATATATTTAATTAACTAAAAAAAAAATATATTTACTAATATAATGCCTGTTACAAGTCTATTAATGGGAGGTGGTAAAGTTAAAGAAAAATTTATGCCAGATGTTTCAGGGTTAAATGTAGCTATATTAGTTTTTTTGTTTGTTATTCTTAAAGTTTTAGCAGTTCAGTATTCGTATAATCGTGTAATGCCCGTATTAATAAGAAATAATGGTGGTAATACTAATTCATTCAAACCATTAACATTTGAAGAAGCACTTGTATTAGTTCTATTCATAATGTTTTTATTCTAAATGATTTATCTTTTTATATTTTAGTTAATACTTAAAAAATATTATCTATACTCATTTATAAAATGACAGATTTTGATGAACAACCTAATATTAGTATGAATATTGATGATGTGGAAGATGATTCAGATCCTGTTGATTCAGATCCTGTTGAACCAGAACCTGAACCAGTAGAGGATGAACCTGAACCTGTTGAACCTGAACCCGTTGAACCTGAACCCGTTGAACCAGAACCTGAGCCAGTAGAGGATGAACCAGAACCAGAACCTGTTGAACCAGAACCTGAACCCGTTGAATCAGAACCCGTTGAACCCGACCCTGTTGAATCAGAACCAGAACCTGAACCCGTTGAACCTGAACCCGTTGAACCTGAACCTGAACCAGTAGAGGAAGAAAACGGTAATGAATTAAATGATGTTAAACCTCTTAATTTAAGGATCGCTGAACTTGATTATTTAAGAATATGTTGTGCTAATTGGATCGGCAAAAAAACAGCCGGTAAAGTTTTATTCTTAAAATCTTGGTCTGAAAAAAATATTGTAATTGATGAATCCATTAATTACGAATCACTACTAATTCAATTAGAAAAACTACCCGAATTAGTCAAACATTGGGTCAATCAAACAATAGATATGAAAACATCCAATTATTTCATTAATATTAATGAATATACTTTAAAGAAAAGTTTATTTAAAGAAAATTCAACAACAGAAGAAAAAGTTTCAGTCTTAGAAAACTTAATTGATCTACTAATCAAATGTGCTAAAAGAAAATTAACTATTAATGATATTAATTCACAAATAGATAATTACTATTAAATATCATTTATTTTATAATTATTATTTTTATCATAATTAATATTATATTAATTTGAGTAAGCAAGACCGGCCATACCTGACATAATTCTCAAGACATTATAATTAACAGCAAAAAGTGTTAATTCAATACGGGCACTATCATCGGAAGTGCCGGAAGGAGGGATTAGTGTAGTCCCCTGCCTCACATCTATATCCCCATCCCCTGGTACCGGTCCTGAAATTCTTAAATTTCTACCTATTAATTGAGCATTATCAATACGAGAAAAATTACAAGTTCCCGATGGTTGATGTTCTTCTGGTTTTAAAGCAAAGGAGTAAACAGCTATCGAATCAAATCCCATTTTATTGGCAATATCTAATGCTAAATCGCTTGTAGTGGGATCACCAAATGTAGGGACAGAGCCATATCCCGTATGATGTTGCCATATTTGGGTTCTTGTAAAATATTTACTATCTCTCTCTTTAAATCTATCTTGACCGTTTAATAATAATTGCCATTCACCACCCATCTCATCTAAAGAAACCGGTGAACTAGTTACCTTACCATCTGTGTGACTGGGATCAAAAGGATGATTACGACCCTGTGATCCAACATTACGTGTCCCCCATACAAGCTCTTTAACAGGATGATTTAAATTAAGATTAAGAGAAGCATATTCTGTTGTAATTTCATTAAATTCCTGACGCTGTACCTGTTCTATAAGATATTCGTGACTTACCTGAGCAAAACGACGACGCTCATCTGTATCAAGATAGATATAATCACAATACAACTGAAATATTTTTTGATCTACTGTTCCATTAAAAGAGGATACACTAGTGAAGCCAGCATTAGTCGATTGTCTTGCTAAATTGCTAATATCTTCAAATGTCATAACTACTTTAACTTCATGATACTGTAAAGCAATTAATGGTAATGATAATCCAGCATTACGACAGA